AGCTTGAGATCTTTCAATACCAGCCATCTTTGCAACAGCACTATGGAAATCTGCTTCACCTGATTTATATGCATTAGCAATTTCATCTATACCATCTAAATTTTGTAGTTTAGCATAATGAACTAATATTCTTGGTTCTTGCTGTGAGTAATCAAATACTCCCCACTTATGATTTTCTTCTGGAATAAATATAGATCTAATCATTGGACCTAATTCTTTATGTCTAGCAGGTATCTGTTGTAGATTTGGATTAGACATTGAAAATCTTCCTGTAACTGTTCCACCATCATCAGATCTAATTTGATTTATATCTGCATGTATTCTTCCTTTAACTGAATGTTTAGTTATTGTATCAATAAAAGTTGTATGTGATTTATTAATCTCTCTTGCATTTGCAATATCTTGTGCAATTTCATGAGGATGATTTGATAAAAAGTTTTTAGTAAAACTAGGAGCTCCTGTTTTTTCTGTTCTATCATAAGGTAATCTTAAAGCATCAAACACTTTTGCAATAGAAGCTGCTGCCCATAATTCTACAGAAACACCAGTTAAACCTTTGATTTTATTTACTATTTTATTTTCCTCATTAATTAAATATTTCTTAATTTTCTCTGCTTTTTCAACATCAACTCTTACTCCTTTAAATCTCATATCAACAAGACAAGGGAATAATTTTGTTTCCATATTAAATACAGTCCAAAGATCTTGATCATCTAATTCAACTTTCATTCTGTGCCAAAGTTTTAAAGTAGATTCTGCATCTCTTTCTGCATACTGACCAACAAACATAGATGGAAGTTTCCACATATCTTTTTTAGGATCTATTCCATATTCTTTTGCTGCCGCTTGTAATACTGCTTCGTCTTTACCTATCCCTGCATATTCTTTTGCAAGTGTATCTAATCTATAACTTAATCTATTTTCATTAACTAAAGATGCTGCAATCATAGTATCTACAATTTTAGCTGGCATTTTTAATCCTGCTGATCTTAACCAACAAACGTCATACATTGCATTATGAAATACAAATCTAGCTTCTTGTTTAAATAAATCTTGTAACCAATTTAAAACTAATTTCTTATCCATGTTACCACCACCTTGATGATCTATTGGATAATAACCAGACCAACCCTCTACCGCTACTGCTATACCAACAATCTTTCCACGATTAGTTACGTTCCCCGATCCTAGTTCAAGTAGTTCAGGATCACATGTTTCTAAATCTATTGCTATTTCTTTATGACCACGTAGATCTTTTAGTTCTTCTGGAACCACCCATTCTGTTTGTGGTGTAAATAATATCTGTTGAAATGTTCTTGTCATTTTACTATCGCTGAAATGTATAAGGCAAGTGATATACCATATAATATTAATGCTATTTCCATCTTCTCTCCTTTAGTTATTTATCTTTATAATCTCTCTCTAATATCATTTCTAAATAATGAATTGCTTTTAATATATCTTCTTTCTTACCTTTTAATTTATGTCTACAAATATATTTAATTGCATTGCCTTCAGCAAAAGGTAATTGATTTTCGTTTATAAATATAGATGGCTGTATCTTCATAGTCTTATAATGTTTGCCACCTACTTGTTTAAAGAATGCTTTATTTGTCATAATTTTATTGTGGTAGTTGTTGGTTTAACAGGTATACGAAAAGTTTGGAGTGGAGAAACCCGAACCAACTACGCTCTTGCAAGAAGCTACCACCCTCCTTTATAAGTAACTTTCTCACCCCATTCTGTAACATCATATCAAATATGCCTTGTTGAAATCTCTTGGTTCTATTATGTGAAGTTCTTTTTTAGCTCTTGTGCAAGCAGTATAATATAACCTATGTAATTCATCTGGTTCATATTCATTTTGTCTTATAGCTGCTGCTGTTAAATCTGTTAGGATGCAAATATTATCTCTTTCACCACCTTTGAATGAGTGAATAGTAGACATAATAATTCTAGGAGTTTTATTTATCTTCTCACCATTTGCTCTCATATTACGAATATAATTTTCTGTAATTGTATCAACACCTTCAAATGACTTATACCATACTTCGTTTGTAAGTAAACCATGTTTTTGCATACAATCATTTATTAAATAACTTTCTTCTGTCTTTAATGTTTTACCATCTCTATATTGTGGCGCTACATAAGCTCCAAGATATTTATATATGTTTTTTATTTGTAAATAATTTAAAGGTATACCATTCCTAAAATCTTCCCAATTACTTAATGCTACTAATAATTCTAGTTTAATAGAGTTAAATCCTTTGTATTGATAATACCAACCCTGTAATTCACATAATTCTTTTACACCATCTAAAAAATAATTAGCTGATGCAAGAACTGTCCATTCTCCTTTAGACATATCTAACTGGGTAATATCTGTGTGATATCTTAAAATACCTGTTTCTTCACGTGGTTTATAGTCTTTTTCATACCTATTCTTGATTCTTGATATAATTCTTTGTGATAATTCATGTATAGGACCACCAGGAATACGATAAGATTGATTAAGTACCTTAATCTCATCTACCTCATCTTTTAGTGCTATAAAGTGATCTACGTCAGCTCCAGCCCATTTAAATATGGCCTGATCATCATCTCCTGCAATATATGTTTTCTCTGCTTTTTTCCATATAGTTTTAACCATTTCCCATTGTAAATGTGATAAATCTTGTGCTTCATCTATAAATAATACTTTAAACTGTGGTGATAAATCTCTTTCAACAAATTCTTCTAATAAATCTGTAAAATCTTTTAATCCCTTTTCCTTCTTGTATCTCTTTAATTCTTGATCTAACAAAAACAAAGTATCTCTTTCTATATCTAATAGATTCTTTCTTGAATCGTAACAATCCATTAAATCTATCTTTTTAATTCTAGCTGTATTTATAATAGTTAAGTATTCATTATCTGAATTAAAGATACCATTCTCATCAGAATAAGATGCAGTCTTTATTGGTATATTACATTTATTTCCAAACTCTTTGTAATCTTCTGCACTCATCATTCTATCTTTAGTTATACTTAACATCTTAAAAGCTAAAGAATGAAGTGTTTTAAAATATATTAAATCATTTTCTATACTTAATCCAAATTTTTCAGAAGCTCTTGTTGCCGCTTCTCTTGCTGCCTTTTTAGTAAAAGAAAAATAACCTATCTCATGTGGTCGTGTTCCACTCTTTATAAATTCATCAACCAAGTTTAATAATGTTGTAGTCTTTCCTGTTCCTGGTGGTCCTAATATTATTGTTTTCATTAGAAATGTTCCTCATGATATTTAACTTGTGATATTGTAGGATCTATCTTCTTCATTGTTTTAATCTTAACTAATCTAGGTTCTTGACCTTTAATCTTCATTCTAACTTCTTCTATAAATATAGTTTTCAATTGTTTTAATAAGTTACCTGTCTTTGCTTTATCCATTTCCCAATGATTCTTCTTACAGAAATTAAAGAAGTCTTCCATTCTAAAATAAGTATATTCTCTTCTTTCATCTGTGTATGGAAGTTTATTAAATATATCATCCATCGTTCTTGCATTCTGTCTATTCGTAGTCCAATCTTGTAACAAAGATGTTATTTGATTTATTGGATCTAGTGATTCTAAAGGTTCTACTGTTTGCATTTTATCTATTAACGGTTTTAAATAAAATTCTCTCCAGTCTTTATCTTTAAGTTTAGGTATAACAAGATCTGCTTTTTCAAGTATTGCAATGGAGAACATAACTGGATTTGCTAAATGTTCTGTTTTTAATTCTATTCTTTTTTCTTCTTCTCCCTCTCCTACATTTAAAAAATACTGTGGTGGATTAGAGTTATATTTTATTAAGTTATTTAAAGAAGGCATACTCTCTTCATCTAAACCTACACCAAACTTTTTAGTTCTACATAAAGATGGATTACAAACATCTACAATAGGTGGAAGTTTACATCTGTATTTATCGTAACTTTTTTTACCAATTGATTTTAATAATTGTTGTACTTCACTATTACCTAATGGTGGATTCATGTAATTTAAGTTAGCTGCAACGACTTTATCTTGCCAAAAATCTGGATCAGATTGTTTAAAATATATGGCGATATTAAACAATGCATTATTTCTAGATCCTTCGCCAAAGCCGTCGCGAGCTAATCTATTTAAACATGGAGGCCCATCTTTAAATGCTTCTTCTATCTTCTCTTCTTTGATTTGAATTTTCTCAACTTCTTCCCTGCTGCACGCGTAAATATCATAGAGCTTAAAAAATTCCTCAAGTGACAAAGCGGTGCCATTATCGTCGAACGCATATCGTAATCCTTTGGTTTGGTTATGGTAGGGTAAATTTAAAAAATTACCTGTGTCCCCACGTTCCACAAGTATTTCAGTTTGTTTAGGGAATATCTCAACTCCTTGATATCCTAAAGCATCCGAAATCTTTTTAAGTGTAGACTGCATCAACGATGCAGATATAAATTCTTTAGTAAATAAAAATATATGTGCTCCACCAGACTTTGATCTAAAGACTATTAGTGGAAGTTTTAAACCTCTTATCTTTTTTATTAATTCAGTATGATTAAGATTATACTGATCAACATCAATACAACCCCACTTACAGTTGTTATCTTCATTAATAGGAATAATACCAAGAGCAGGATCAACACCATTAAGATGATCTTCCCATAGCTTATCAACAACTTCTTTTCTAACAATGAATGCTTTTCCTTTTTGTTTTCCGTTTTCTCCACGCTCACCTCTTTGATACTGACCATAAGCTGTTTTAAAGCCAGTAAATATTTCTTTAAATTTTTCTTTCATAAACTGCCATATTTGTTGGGGCCCGTATTACCGAGCCCCGTTTCTTAATTAACCTAGAACGGTACGTTCTCTGTTATCTTCTCTTCTACATCAGCTCTTGTTTGCACCGATCCTCTTTTTACATCACTAGAGAAACCCTTTGCACTTAAGTACAAAGATTTATCTTTAGTTTCTAGAATTCGGTCTTGTGTTACTACCCAACCATACCAACTACCTTTATCATTTTTTTGTAAGTTAGATGATAAGTTGTATACAACACCATGCATTGGAGGAACTGCAAATCCGCCTTTACCGTCAGAGATCTGAACAGTTTTCATCATTGCGTTCCACTTCTTGCTCACATTGAGTTGAGTTGACTTCATGGTAATTAAAGCTGGAGTATAACCACCTGCTTTAGTTTCTACCATTACATAGTAAGATGCAGTCTCTTCTAAATAGTTACCGTTAGGTAATCTAATTTTAGATCCTTCTCTCTTACCTGTAGCTATCACTGGACTGTTGGGAGCATGTAATGCAACCGGAGCTGCAGATCCTTCTCCTCTATCAGACCATTCTGGATAGTCTTTCTTATAGTAACAAGGAATAACTTTAATTCCTTTTTTACCATCATACAGTTCATTCGTAACTGTATTGTATATGTTTCCAGGTTTAGCGCCTGTAACATATTTAGAATCACCTTCAGTTACCTGTGGTGATAATTGACCAAGTATTCTTATGAAAGGTAACGCAAGATCTTGTTGCGTCATATTTTCAAAACCTTTGTCTAGATCATCTCCAAACAAAGCGACAGAACCATTGGTTACTGGTTTTTTTACCATTGCTTCATTAGCCATCATTCATTCTCCATTATTTACGGGTTATTTTAGTTGTGTCTTTAATCCAAGTACTAAAGACATCAGAAGGCATGTCGAGCCCGGACTCGACACGCTCCTGAAATAGGGCTGTCAAAGTGTTCCAAGCCACATCAGATTTCTGATTTGGTTCAAAACCATTTGACGCCGCAAGGTCCAACAAACGTTGTGCCTTGTCATCTTCGCCACGACCAAAAGTCACAATTACATTATT